ACAGAGCGGCAAGTACCGAGAGGATGTATTGCCACATGCGTCACCATCCTTGCCCGTGGTTGATCACTCTGTGCCCGTGCTCGTCCACCCGTGCGTGGACAACGTATCGCTGCTCTGCTGGCGGCGGCTCGGCAAACATCATCGCCCACAGTCCAAGGCGGGCGAGACGCTGGACGAGTCGCAGTACCGGGCGGCTAGGCTCTGGCTTGACCGGGCTGTAGTCGCTGGTGGCGGCCCACCATGTGAGCATCACGGCGACCAGGGCGACGACGACGGCTGTCTGCATTTCTCTCTTGGTCATCGGTCCACGCTCCAGATCGAGTACAAGAACATCACGACGCAGGCACCGATCACGCTGCCGATCAGCCCGGCGGGAGCGTCACCGAACGGCAAGCCACCAGCGAGCGAGCCGATGACGCCGAGTCCGATGGTTGGCACCCAGCCTTCAGGGCACTTGCCCGGCATGATCGCCTTGGCGATACCACCGGCGACGGCACCGAATACGAGCCACATGACGAGCGACATAGGCGACTCCTACTGTGCGAGATGGAATGTGTCTGCGATCAGGCGAGCGGGTGACGGCTTGCGAGCGGTCTTCTCAGGCGGCGCAGGTGCGAGCCATCCGCCGTGGTCGAGGTCTCTGTACTTGAAGCCATCGGTATCACCGATAGCCCATGCGTCTTCGAGCATCCGCTCCACGACGCCGCGGCGTGCCCAGAACGAGCCATCAGGCTGATCGGATGGAAACTTGTTCTCTTTTGGACCGACCCAGTTTGGCCCCCAGCTATTCAAAATGAGGCACAGGTCGTCAGGTGCGCCGTTCTTTCGATGGCGAATTCCTACGGCACACATTTGATGTTGCCACACCCCAGACGCTTCGCAGATGCCCTGCTTGTCGCGCGTCGAAGTGAAGCCCTGAGATGACGCCAGCGTCACGGGATAGCCCGACTCCAGTGCTGCTGCAAGTTCAGCCCACGAGCGGACGGCGACAACGTGACGCAGCGGATGCTTCTTCGCCTCGGCGTCTAGCCTGCCGTTGTCGTTCTGCCCGCCGCAGCCGTACGCGCCATACTGCTTCGCACGCTCGCCGGAATACTCCGTGAGATCCGCAGACGGATACTTCTGGCGATAGACCACGCCAAACTCACGCAAGAACTTTGCGGCACCGAATCCCGTGGCACCGTCTGAGAATCCGCCGTAAGGCTGGGCACCGTCGCCCGGCTTGCCTCTCGCTTCGACACGAGCACCGCCGTACAACGCTTCCGTCGCCGGCATCAGCGGCGGCTCTGGAAGTTTGCCAAGCGAAAATGAGACAGCCTCAGAAATCGCTACCGCATGAGCTGCTCCCCAGCTGACACAATCGCCGATTTGTTGCCTGCCAACTACAAACGGCTTGCCGTAGCGTGCCCGATGGGCGGCATCTAGTTGCCGATACAGAAATACATCGACGCCTTTGGCTTCCTTCATCGCCTCGGCACCCGCCTGGCTGAAGAACTTCTCGTCGCCGAGCGTGGCGAGAAACTGCCGCGTACCCTCTGGGTCTGGCGTATACCCGAACTGCCCGTCAATCCGTGCGACAACACGGTGCGTGGCACGCTCCACGAGCGCACCCAAAATCGCCATGACGACGACGAATCCGACAGCACCGATAGACCAGCGGCTACTTCGTGACATCGGCAGCAGCCCTCGCAAGGTCACGAAGTGCCGACACCCACGCCGCCCTACTTTCTGGCGTCACAGGACCGCCGGAAGCACCAACGGCGTCGTCTAAGAACTTGTGCACGGCATCCCTGACGTGCGGCTGGCGAGCACCGATACTGTCGCCCTTGCAGCGAGCCTCACGGGCTGCGATACGCAACTCGTCAAAGGCGACGCCCGTCTTGAGACGTTGGTCGTGCGTGCCGTCGTACTCGATGCACGAAGCCAGTTCGTCGCACAGAGCCGAAAGCGTAGCGGCGTCGCTTGCCGCCTGCGGCCCAACGAACTTGCCACGCAGCGTAAACGCATCCGGCGGCACTGGTGCCGGTGCAGGCGTCGGCGTGTTCGAGCGGCTCGGCATGAACGCAATCGCCGCAGCCACGAGCAACGCCAACACGGCGACGTGCTTGCCGTCGATCGTCGGCATCTTCGCCGTAGCGATGAACGCCTTCGCCTTCTCGGTGATCTGCTGACCGGCGAGCAGATAGACGGCGAACGCCACGAGTAGAGCTGTGATCACGCTGAAGCCCTCACAAGAGGCAGTAAGGATTCAATGGCACCAGATGCCAGGGCGAGAACGAACGCCCGCAGGGCAGGACGCAGGACCGCCCAGAACGGCCACGCCACGAGCGGCAGGCACGACACGGCAATCATGTCGAAGAGCGACGCTACCGCAGCGAGTGCGATAGCCTTCTTCTCCGGCCCGGAGATCGACGTCGTGGCGTCCAGCGTCTCGACACACAGCCGCAGCAAAGCGACCAGCAGAGAGCCGAACTCACTCCACGTCAGACCGTCACGGGCAAGCACTTTAGAGGTGGTCAGGAACGCACTCACCTTGTGCTCGATGTCGAGGAAAGGGTGTGCGGCAGCAAGCGGTGCGTCAGTGACCATGCCGCCAGACTAGGGCGGCTAGGCGGCTACAGTGACCGGGTGTGACTGGCTCGGCTTGCTAGCCGCCCGGCAGCCCTAGAAACGTGGGATTCGTCCCAAAACAACTGCAACTGACCGCCTGGGATTTTTGCTTGCTTTCGCAAATTGTCCGCCGACCATGCCGGGCGAAGGTTGGTGTAATGAAATGCGACACGCTGTTGCTCTGGATCAGTCAAGTTAAAGGCGCTGCATGGAATTATGTGGTCAATGTGCCAAAGAGACCTGTTTTCCCAAGACATGCCGTCAACAAATTGTCGCGTGATGTGCGACACAAGGTCAGCGAGCGAGCAGCCAGCAACATCCACCAGCCCGGCACATTTACCAGCAGACTGGCGAGAAAGAGCACCGTTGATTCTGCGGCGAAGTCTGTCGGCAACAAGAAAACACGGATCGGATGCCCGCTTGTGTCTCATGTACGCAGCCAGTTCGCGTCTCTTCGCGCCCCTTCTCGCCTTATCGTTTTCTCTGCATCTTAGATAGGTGGCTCTCTGCAAGTCGCGGGCTTTAGCGGGATCTTCCGCCACGCGAGCGCGATTTCTTGCGTTGATCTTTTCACGATTTCGCTTTGCGTAAGCGCACACCCGCGCAATGATTTCGTCTCGTTTCGCCAAATATCGCGCCCTGGACTTCTCTCTTACTAGGACTGCATTTCGCTCTCGCCATGCAGCGTTGGGTTGCTTGGACTTTTCAGGGTGCGCCAATCGAAAGCGACGCATCCACTCTCTGTGATACGCAAGTCGCTTTTCTCGTTGCTGCGGCGTTTCATTTGCGCGCCGCTTTGACGACTTGTTACAGTCAGACATAGCCAACTCTCCTATTTGCGTAGGCGTGGTGGTCAGAGTCCTGGCGAATGTTGAAGCACTCGCCGGGACTCGCTATTTATATCCCCCACAAGGCAGGATCACAAGCGTTCAGCGTCCGGTGCCTTGCAGCCGTCGCCACGCAGCTTTCCGTCGTTGAGGTGCGGCCAAAGCTCCTGCGAGTGGATTGCAGCCAGCATTCCCCACGCAGCGTGCCCGAGGTGCGGCTCGCTTCTGTCGCCGCCGAGGAACTTGTAGATGTGTGCGATGACGTGGTTCAGCAGGTCATGCACGGGCATGCCCTTCTCCCAGTTCCAATCGCCGTACTTCTCAGCGCCCTCGGCGCACGCACGGGCGACTTCTCGCAGACCGATTGGAGAGACAAGGTCATACCGAAACTGCTCAACGTCGGACGAGCGTACGGCACCCGTGCCAAACTTGGCTGTAGTGCCTGGCCGGATGTCGTCGCTCTGTTTGGCAAGGATGCTGTCGCCGCTCCACCGGATGTCGTCCGGTGCCGCTTCCATCTCTCGCTGTCCTTGCAAGATCCAATCCGCCGGGATCTGCTCCTCACGCTCGGCGTAGTACTTCTCGGCGCTCGCCTGCGTAATCTCACGCCACCGCTCTGGCGCGTCTTCCTTGGCGTGGCACTTGCCACCGTCGCAGCATCCGCCGGCAAGGCGAGTCTCTACAGCGTCACGCAGTGCAGCATTGGAGTTTTCGAGATCTGTAATAAATCCTTGCATCTTTTTCCTTTCGATTAGAAGGCGAGCGACATCCGCCGCCAGCGATCCCGATGTGCCGCACCACTGCCCCTGATAGCGATACGCTCGCTGGCGTGCCTCGGCGATGTACTCGTCCGTCAATTCGTATTCCATGCGTCAAGCCTTCTGCGTCCGCAGGTCACGGTCGCAGTAGATCGGCATGGCTTTCGTCACCTCGTGGCGTCCGTGGTCGATGACGATGCACGCTTGGCACGGCGGCTCGTATGCCGCCTTGATTCTCGTGGCGTATGCCGAGTGCCCGATAACGCTGCCGTTGGCGACGTAGCGACCAGCCCGCAACCACTGGAACTGATGCCAGTGCCCGAAGCACGTCAGGTCCGCACGCTTCACGGCGTCCCACGCTGCGATAGCTTTGTTGGTCGGAATCGTGATTCCGCCGATGCCGCCTCCGTACTTGATGGCGTGGCCGTGGTGAAAGCGAATCAGGAACCCGTCAAGGTCGAGATAGTTCAGATACCCGGTGCCCACCTGCCAGCGGACGTTTTTCCGGCTCTCTGCCGCAGCCATCGTCAGGTAA